TACTATGTGTCGTCTGCCCCCACTTCCTCCACGACTTCGTCCTCGACCAGCTCCTCAACGTCGACAATATCCACGACTAGTTCGAGTTCGACGACGTCGTCTACGGCCTCAACGCTCTCAACTACTAGCTCATCTAGCACTTCGACCAGCACCAGTACCAGCTCGTCAAGCACTTCGACCAGCACAGCAAGCACTCTATCGACAAGCAGCTCTTCGACTAGCTCGACATTTTCAACCTTGTCGACCACCAGCTCGTCGTCAAGCTCGTCATCGACCAGCTCTACGAGCACAAGCTCTAGCACCAGCACGTCAACGTCTACTAGCACCCAGACGACCACGACCTCCACGCAATCGACGCTGAGTACTACGACCAGCTCTTTCTCGTCGACGTCCAGCTCGACGACCTCGACTAGTACGAGCACCAGCACCCTGTCCACAACCAGTTCGACAGCAAGCACACTTTCGACAACAACAAGCTATTCGACCAGTTCGTCATCGAGCTCGTCCAGCACCAGCTCGTCGACCTCGACATTCTCGACCCTTTCCACAACGACTACCTCGTCTTCGACGAGTAGTACGTTCTCGACGATCTCGACTACGTCATCAAGTTCGAGTACCTCCAGCAGCAGTACGTCGACAAGCAGTTCAAGCTCTACGAGCTCCTCGTCCTCGACGAGTGCGTCGACAAGTACGAGTTCGTCCAGCTCTACCTACTCGACCTTGTCCACTACTAGCAGCAGCTCTTCCACGAGTAGTTCAACGTCGAGCAGTAGCACGACATCCTCTACGGCCTCGACCCTATCGACAACCAGCTTATCGTCGACCAGTTCTTCGTCTACGAGTACGAGCACGTCGTCGTCCAGCAGTACCAGTTTGTCTACCTCGTCCACGGCATCAACCCTGTCGACCACGTCCTCATCGACCACGAGTTCATCATCGTCAACCTCGACCAGTTCGTCGACGTTGTCCAGTACTTCGTCCTCGACGAGTACAAGCAGTTCATCATCGTCGTCTACGTCTTCGACATTCTCAACTCTGTCGACTACCAGCTCTTCCTCGACCAGTACGTCGTCCAGCAGCACAAGCACATCGTCGACGAGCAGTAGTAGCTCGTCAACGGCTTCAACATTATCAACCACCAGCTCGTCGAGTACGACTACGAGTAGCAGTTCGTCGAGCACCTCTACGAGCAGCTCGACCAGCTCGTCGTCCAGTAGCACGGCGTCTACGTTCTCGACTACGTCTACCTCTAGCACGTCGACGTCTTCGAGCACGAGCACATCGAGCAGCACAAGCAGTTCTTCCTCCAGCACATCGACGACACTCTCGACTATGTCGACTACGTCGAGCAGCACGAGCACAAGCAGTAGCTCGTCTTCGACCACGAGTTCGACATTCTCAACCTTGTCGACTACGTCGAGCAGCTCTTCGTCTACCAGTACGACGTTCTCTACGGTCAGTACGTCTTCTACTAGTTCGTCGACTACCAGCAGCTCCTCGTCGACATCGAGCAGCACCACGAGTAGCTCATCCTCTACCAGCACCTCTACTTCTTCTACGAGCAGCTCGTCCAGTTCCTCGACTGCCTCTACGCTGTCGACCAGCTCGAGCACAAGTTCCACTTCATCGACGATGTCGTCGACGTCCACCACCCAGGTTCCGGCGACTACGTACTCGACTACGACCAGTAGCTCTACTACCGGTTCCACGACTAGTTCGTCGTCCAGTACCCTGTCTACAAGCTCGACGCTGTCGACTACTTCCTCAAGTAGTTCGACAAGTTCCAGCAGCTCGTCCTCGTCGTCTACCAGTACGAGCAGCTCCACTTCGTCCTCGTCCAGTTCTACGACGTCGAGCACCCTGTCGACGTTGAGTACGACCACCACGAGCAGTTCGTCAACTAGCAGTTCCTCCACGAGCTCGTCGTCTACTTATTCGACTCTGTCTACGACAAGCTCGTCGTTTACTAGCACCAGCAGCTCTACTAGCAGCAGTTCTTCAACGTCGTCGAGCACTTCGTCTACGCTGTCGACACTGAGCACCACGACATCTTCATCATCGTCGTCCAGCTCCTCGACTAGCAGCAGCACCAGCACCTCGTCGACACTTTCTACCACCTCTAGCTCTTCCAGTAGCTCGTCTACGACTCTGTCGACCAGTTCCTCTACCAGCACGACTACTACAACCAGCGTTTCGTCTACGTCTTCGAGCAGTTTCACGACCACCAGCAGCACGATCTCTACTATATCCACGACCAGTACCAGCTCATCGAGTAGTACTTCGTCGTCGAGCAGCTCCACCTTCACCTCTACATCCACTAGCACGAGCAGCTCTACTTCTTCGTCTAGCAGCTCTAGCTCTTCGTCGTCCAGCACCACGTCTAGTACGCTATCTACCCTGTCAACAACGTCGACCTCTTCGTCGACTTACAGTACCTCGTCGACGACCATCTCCTCGACGAGTTCTTCGTCGTCCTCATCGACGACGTCGACTACCGCCCCTCCGGTAGTCACCACCACGTCGAGCACTACAAGCTCGACGTCAACAACAAGCACGAGTTTGTCTACTACCAGTAGTTCGACGACCTCGAGCAGCACGATAAGCACCACGACGAGCAGTTCTTCTTCGAGTACGACTACCAGCAGTACCAGCTCATCAAGCAGCTCTACTTCTTCTACTGTGACGACCACCTCGTTTACGACAACGAGTACGTCGTCCTCAACGTCCAGCAGCACCACGACCACCTTCCCGCCTCCCGAAGAGGTCCGGCTGAGGATCGTGGTAAAGCAGAGGGACGTATTCTTCGAGGTGTTCAGAAGGAAGCTCAACTTTATGGTCCCGAGGGACGATAAGAGAAAACCAACTAGACTGAGGATTTCGTACAGGAGGCTAGAATGGCGGTAACAGTAGAGAAACGGGCCAACGAGTCATTTTTCTTGGAGCACCAGTTCCTTCGGGCAGATGGAACAGGGTGGCTAGGGGAAGGAGAGGCCATCATAGCAGCAGCCCCGAATGCCCCGACGGTAACAGCCATCGACAAGAGCACAGGACTCGCGGCATCAGGAATCACCTCAGACATTTCGGTTGTGGACGGCACGGTAGTGCGTTATAAGGTGTCGGCGGGTACGGTCGATAAGACCTACAAGCTGGTTATCAAGGTGGTGACCAGCGCCGGCCAGATTTTCGAGGACGTCGTATTCTTGAAGGTGGTGGACTGATGCCAGTATCTATGCTCCCGCTGTTGGTAGAGGAGGTTCCGGAGGTGTCTCCGGAGGTAGCTCGGCTACAGGTCAGCAAGTGGGCACAGGGGGACGTTGGTCTCTTCTCCGTGGCCTTTTTGGTCTGTTCCGGGGATATTGAGAAGGAAGACTCCTACCGGTATCAGATTGGACGGATCGTGGACGGGAAGCTGGTTACTACCAAGAAGATCATCCGGGAACTGGCAGAGAGGGCCTACGACGCGGAAAACGAGCCGGGGTTCACCAGGATGTACTGTCGGGTAATCGAGGCCTATTCCAAGATGGCGGGGATCGTACCCCCTTGGGGGTTTGAGAAATACTACCTGCTCCTAGAAAAGGGGCGGACTCCGAGGGATCTGCATGGGCCTAATCCCACCGCAGGATTGAAGAAGCATGAGAGGAGAAAGTATATTCCGACGAGGGATGGGGATGTGTATGGGCCCCTGTACGGCTCCCGGAACCTCCGAATATTTCGTTGACAAAAGGGTTTAACTGTGCTATCATTGTCCCCTAAAATAAAGAGGGGGAGTCTATGGGAACCGAGTGCGCCTGCCTGCTCAATAACTTGGTCGAAGTGCCCTTTTCCGGAGACCCGGATAGGGCGGACATTGTCATCGTGGGAGAATCCCCGGGAAGGCAGGAGATAGACCAAGGAAAGCCTTTTGTGGGGGATGCCGGAAAGCTACTTCGAGAGGAGATGCGAAAGGCAGGAATCGATGCGTCCCGGGTCATGTTCGCTAACTCAGCCCGATGTCGCATCGACAAAGACGCACTGACGGGGCGGCAGATTAGCGAAGTTCTGATAAGATGCCGGCCTAATCTGGAAACCCTCCTGAACCACGTCAAGCCGAAACTTATCATTTGCCTCGGCGCCATCGCACTTCAGCAAGTCATGAGCATGAAGGCCATCAAGAAGGTCAGAGGACAGGTGTTGCGGTCCGTTGAGTTCGGATGCGCCGTCTTCGCGACCTGGCATCCGGCTTATATCCTCAGAAACGCATCGGAGATGTCCACGTTCAGGTTGGATCTGGAGAAGATAGCAGAGTTTATCGAGGGCGGGTTCAAGGAAACATTCGTCGATCCCTTCACATGGAAAGAGGTTGACTCTATCCGCCCCCTCCTGGACGGGGGATTTATCAGAGAGGGAGGCGGGGACTTCATAACCGCTCTGGATACAGAGACACAGGACACCAAGTGGTGGAGCAGTGACTCTGTTCTTCTGTCCTATCAGGTAGCAGCTTCCTTCACAGAGGGGTGGACGGTTGTCCTCCATGAGGAAGTACCGCCCGGGATGGGCGACTTCAATATCATGGTGAGGCGAGGGGGAACGAAGAAGAATCCCATCAAAGTTCAGACCGGAGTGAAGAGGGTTCCTGACTTCGACCGGAAAGTGGCGGAGCTGAAGGAGCTATGCGAGCGTCAGGACATCAAAAAGTACCTCATGAACCTGAAGTTCGAGAAGCACCGCCTGAAGAGCCTCGGGATAGAACTCGTAAATGCCCCCATAGACGTCGGACTGGCCGCACACTGCCTCGACTCAGAGAAGTTCCTCCAGCCCAGCCTTCGATTCTTGCTAGAGTCGTTTACCAATATCAAAACCTTCTATAAGGACGAAATCTCGGACGATGAAAAAGAGGACATGATTCAGGTACTCTCCACGGACAGGAAGCGATTCTGCAAGTATGCAAGCTACGATCCCGTGTCCACCCTTCTGGTGGCCCTTGCCGTAAAGAAAAGGCTGCTGAACGATCAGAAATCGGCTAACTACTACATCAGGTTCCTGCACCCCGTGGAGACAGAGTTCCTGTTCGACATCGAGAGAAGGGGAGTCCTGATTGATCGGGAGGCCCTTCCCGCAGCAAGGAGAGGGATCGAGCTTCAGCAGGAAGAGAAGGTAGCCGCCTTCCGGCGGCTGTGCCCGGAACCGGTAGTCAGAAAGTATTCCGACAAGTTCAAGCTTACCCGACGGAGAATCCTGATGGACGCTCTGTTCTCCTACGAAGACGAGGAGGGCGGACTCACCGATATTGGGATCGGATTACAGCCTATTGCTATGTCGAAGAAGACAGGAGAGCCGGTCGTGGACAAGGACACCATGAACCGGCTCCTCGATATGGACATACCAGATAAGGCGAAGGAGCTCATCTATACCTATAAAGAATGGAGCGAACTGAATACTCTCGTTACGAGATACTTCCCGCAGATTGAAGAGAACATGGATGAGAACGGTAGGATTCATCCTACCTACTCGTTCGTATTCACTTCGTCTGGTAGAACGGGGGCAAGGAACCCGTCAGCACAGAACTTCCCGAAGAGGGGAGAGCTGGCTAGGATTCTTCGGAGATGTATCAAGGCACCTCCAGGATTCAAGCTGGTGGAGATGGATCAGTCCATGGCTGAGCTTCGCTTCATCGCCCATGTCGCCGACGAGGCCCGGATGAAGGACATCTTCGCCAGGAACGGAGACATCCATAAGATGACCGGCCTTGCCGTATCTGGCATGAAGGAAGAAGACCTTATACCCGAGAAGCTGTCCGACATCAGAAAGAAGGCGAAGGCGGTGAATTTCGGGTTCGTCTATGGGATGATGCCAAAGGGATTTCTGAACTACGCCAGGTCCCAGTTTGGCGTGAAGATCACCATGCCTCAGGCAAAGGCGGCCAGGGAAACCTTCTTCGGGCTATACCCCGGACTGGTGTACTGGCATCAGAGAAGCAAGGACAAGATCATAAAGGACGGAGGAATCCGCAGCCTATTCGGAAGGTGGAGGAGCTTGCCGAATATCTATTCTCAGGACGATTGGATGAGGATGGAAGCGGAGAGAATAGGCATAAACTTCGAGATTCAGAACCCGAGCAGCGACTACACCCTGCTCGGCGGAAAGCAAGCGATGGATAGGAATGCGTCGCACATCGGACCTGTCATCAACCCCGATGAATGTGCCCCTGTCCTGTTCACCCACGATTCCTTTGTCTTCGAGATCAAAGAGGACAAGGTGGAGTACTGCGCCTCGATCCTGAAGGCAAACCTAGAGCACGTGAACACGGACCCGTTTGGATTTAGACTGACTGTTCCTATGAAGGTTGAGGCAGAAATCGGAGACAACCTCGGAGAGATGACTCCGCTGGCTGTAAAGGAGGACGCATTCCATGAGCAAACGAAATCGTAGGAAGAAAGCTGTCGTTGAGAGGCCGGCAGCCGTGACCCTTACCCCGCAGAACCCGGCAACCCCGAAGGAATCCGCTACGAAGTCTTTGCGGCAATCCCTGAAGGCTATGGCAGAGATGCGGCAGAAGGAGATGACGAAGAAGCTGGCCGGAATAAGTACCCTGTCATCACGGCAGGAACCAGAAGAAGGAAGGTTCACAAACAGCATTGTAAAAGGGAACCGCCTTATCACGCCTCCGTACGACCCTATCAAGCTCTACGCAATCAACGAGTCCAGCGCAATCCTTCCACAGTGTATCGAAGCCATGATCGCCAATATCGATGGGTTCGGGTATGAACTGATGTATTCCGGTCCCTCAGACAGCCAGTACTCCGACGCTTCGCAGAAGGAGAAGCAGAGGCTCATTCAGTTCTTCGACCAGGTAAACGAGTCTCAGTCCTTCATCACACTGAGAAAAGCACTTCGCAGAGACATCGAAGTGACAGGGAATGCATACATGGAAGTCATTCGATTCCTGGACGGGAAGCTGGCCATGCTCTACTACATGGACTCCAGATACGTCCGGCTGCAGGCTATCCAGAGGGACCCAGTGGAAATAGAAGTGGAGCTGCTTCGTGACGGGGAAATAAAGAAGGTGAAGGTAATGAAGCGGTTCAGAGCCTTCGCCATGATCCAGACCGGGAATCGGATAAAGTGGTTCAAGGAGTACGGCGACCCGAGAAAGATGGATGCGTACACCGGGAAGTACGAAGGCGATGCGGAGGGACAGACAAAAGAGATCCGGCAAGAGGCCTCAGAGCTGATCCATCTGAAGATAGGAAACGACACCTATGGAATCCCTCGGTGGATTGGTAATGTCCTGAATGCGATGGGCATGCACGCCAGCGACTTCGTGAACTGGGACCTGTTCGAGAACCAGGTAGTCCCCCCGCTGTTCATCCTGGTGTCAGGAGGGTCGCTGACCAGTGAGTCAGTACAGGACGTCATGGACATCCTGATGCAGAAAAGAGGCACAGAGAACTTCAACAAGGTTGTCATTCTTGAGTCTCAGGGCGAAGGGGGAGTCGATGAGAAAAATACCGCGAAGGTCGATGTAAAGGAAATGTCCATGGCGAGGAAAGAGGACGCCATGTTCACGAACTACGTCGAGAAGGGGGAGAAGCGGGTTAGAGCATCCTTCCGACTACCCCCGCTTTACCTCGGAATGGCGGAGACCTATGCGAAAGCAACCGCGGACTCCGCAAAGATGGTGACAGAGGAGCAGGTGTTCGTTCCCGAGCGGTTTAACTTCGATGAGATTATCAACATCCTGCTCATGCCTGCACTTGGAGCCACCGTATGGCGGTACAGGAGCAAAGGCCCGAGGCTGGTAACCGGACAGGACGTCATATCTGCTTTCGACACTTTCTCGAAGTGGGGAGTGTTTACTATCAATGAAGGCATCCGGGTGGCTAACAATGTTCTCGGACTCGATCTTACCGTGTACGAAGGGAAGGATAAGGCCCCGTGGGCGGACTATCCGGTTGCACTGGTTATGGCCCTTGCAAACCTCGGCCAGCTCTCTGGAGTGGAGGAGATTCAGTCCATAACGGAGCCGCTGACCGATGCTTTAGGGAGCATTGAGAACGACGAGCAGGCGGCAAAGATGTATCTTGCCCTCTCTCACTTGAGAAACACCCTCAGAAAGCTTGCGGATCAGAGAGACGAAGCGGCGAAACTGTCCGATGCAACGATGGGAGGGAGGATAGAATTTAGGCCAGAGGAGCATGAGTAATGAGGCTATCAAGGAATGCATGGTACGCAAGACGTAAGAAACGGAGATCGTGAAATGACCCGAGTCGTCCACTGCAAGAAGGAGCCCTTCGATGTGTATATAGGAAGACCGAGCAAGTGGGGGAATCCATACATTATCGGGGTAGATGGAGAGAGGGACCAAGTGCTACTGCTGTACGAAGCCTACGTCCGATCCACGCCCGAGCTTATGGATTCCCTCCACGAGCTTGAAGGTAAGGTTCTAGGTTGCTGGTGCCATCCTAAGCCCTGTCATGGAGATGTGCTGATTCGGCTGATGGAAGAGAAAGCCCCCGAACGGGGTGAACGGGGGCTCTCGCAGAAGAGAGGAACACGGGGGAAGCGCCCTTCCGCAGGAGGGCTGCGAAAGGACTTGGACAGACTGAATGACAACACAAAATAGGGAACAAAGTCAAGGGGAAAGTGGGGTTAGGATCATCCATGTCGAGTGGGCCACAAAAATCGGACTCTACGAAGCTATCGTCCTCGGTCAGATTGATTACTGGGTCCAGCGCTCAAAGCACCAGTTCTTCGGCAGGCGATGGGTCTATAACACCTACGAAGGCTGGCAAGCCCAGTTGCCATTTATGTCTCTCCGGACTGTGCGACGGGCGATTGCTGAACTTGAGTGCATGGGTATCCTTGAGTACCGGTGGCTCGGACCCACCCCAATGAACAGAACAAAATGGTACACGATAAACTATACCCGATTGAAGGAGGTCGTATGGGAGCAGTCCTGATATGCGGGGATAGGAACTGGAGAGGGAAGGCAATCATTAAGAAGGTGCTGGCTGTGTTTGACAAAGGAGTAACTATCATTCACGGCGGGGCTCCTGGGGCGGATTCCATTGCCGATAATGTGGCTCATGACCTAGGACTCAAAGTGAGAGAATTTAAGGCGGAGTGGGACAGATACGGCAGAGGAGCGGGGCCTAAGAGGAACCAGCGCATGCTGGATGAGGGGAAGCCCGACTGTGTGATTGCCTTCCACCATAACATAAACGAGAGCCGTGGTACCAGGGATATGGTTATCCGGGCACTGAAATCCGGAATACCATGCATGGTGGTGGAATCCGAACAGAGCATCAAGATACCGAGGCTGTGATGGTGCTGCTGAAGATTGTTGGGGATAAGATAACGGTGGAGTTGCTGGGCCCTAGCCCGACGGTGGCAGTAAGGGGACCGAAAGGACTCAGTGAGGTGCTGGCTACCCTACAGCCCGGACAGGCATACGCAGCAGACGCCAGTAAAGGGGAGTACCTCATACGGATAGAGCGAGGCGTACTGAAATTCTCCAGGACTCCGTATACTGAAAAGGAAGATGAAAATACTCGTGCAGAGGTCAGATTCATCAGAAGCTAAAAGCTCAATGATTTCCCATCTGGCCTCTCAGGCCAGATCGATGTGGCCTATTAGGCCAGATGCATGTGGCCTCTGAGGACAGATCCATGTGGCCTACTAGGACAGATCGTATACATAAGAATACGACAGGAGAATAGCCATGAGACTAAACCATAGAATACAGGCCAGCCTACTTCTGGCAGTTGCACTCGTGTTCATCATTCCCCCACCGGACACTGATGCGCAGGTGTATCGGTGCCCTACGCAGGTGTTCTTCGCACCAGGCCCGGACTGCACGAACCAGGCGGTCAAGTATATCGATGGCGCAAAGAGCGAAGTCCTGGTCATGGCCTACTCTTTCACCCAGACCAAGATAGCGGACGCCCTGATTCATGCGAACTTCAGACAGGGGGTGACGGTTGAGTACCTGTTCGACAAGTCGAACCTTACCCTCGGCACATCGGTGGTGAAGAGGCTGAAGGACTCCGGTGTAGCAGGCCTGCTCGATAAGAAAGAGAATATCATGCACGACAAGGTGATCATCATCGACAAAAAGATAGTGATTACCGGTAGTTTTAACTGGGCAATCGGGGCGGAGCATAATGCCGAGAACTGTCTCGTGATCCAGTGCTACACCATGGCGGAGAGATACCGGCAGAACTACCTTGAGCATAAGGCACACAGCGAGGAGTACTGATATGGAAAGGGAGAAGGTTTCATGTTCAGACTGTCGCTTTTACACTCAGCCTGAGTCAGGAGGGGTGGACTATATCTGCAAGGCACCCCAGAATAGGATGAAGGTACGGACGAAGATGCTTGGCGTGAAATTCATGCCACTCCGCCGGCCGGAGCAAATCAATCTGAATGGGGATTGCAAGTGGTTCGTGCAGTCGTTCTTTCATCGTGTGGATCTCAGAACAAAGAAGAGGAAGACATGAATTCTTCATTCACAGCAAAGTCGTCTAAGGTGGTGACCCAGAAGGGTGTGGAGAGGGTCGTAGAGAAATTCTATCGGGAGGATCCCTCTCTTCCACCCCCGCATCCGGATGCCCGGATAGAGGTAGTGTGCACGAATACTGAAACGAAGGAAGTTACTACCTTCAGCGTGAGTCTCAAGGAAGTCTATGACAGGGTGAGACAGCCTGCCTGTAGTTCAGGTGGATGAAAGCTCTAAGGCTACCGGTCGGTAGCGGGGGAGGGGAAATGTCGAGGGAAGAACTCATCGTGTCACACATGTACTTGGTGACTCACCTAGTCAGGAAGCACTTCTCGTGGGTACCCGAACACCTGATGTCGAAGGAGGACATGGAAGGAGTCGGGTATCTCGGGCTGATTGATGCAGCAAACCGGTGGAACCCGGATCATGAAGTGAAGAGTACCTTCAAGACCTACGCCTATCACCGGGTAATCGGCCAGATAACCGATGAGATACGGGAGGTTTACAAGATACCAGGGTGCCAGGAGAAGGAGATTGCCCAGGATGTGCTGAAGAACGTGGAGTCTCATGAACACCACCCATTCCAGCATCTCAGGGCGAAGGAGCTGAACGGGATTCTCGAGTCCGCGGTAGAGGAGCTGCCCACTACTGCAAGGACCGTAATACGTCTGTACTATTACTATAGCATCCCTCTTAGCGATATTGCACTCATGTTCAACTGTACTACCTGTAACATCACCACGTATAAGAAGCGAGCTCTCGAGTATCTCAGGAATAAAATAACAGGGAACGGGGAGGTGCCACATGTATACGAGAGGACCGCTCGTGTTAGAGCCCATATACAATCTTGTGGACGACTCGGAGACTCCCATAGCGGACAGCTTCGAGCAAATGGTGGAGCCGGACGAGCCGCTGTTCCGGGTTGATTTGATGCGGCGCCGGCAGAAGGTGAAGGGCGCCGAGATTGCTATTGGTCAACCGAGGGAAACCGGATGGGAGAAATGAGGCTGGATATTGAAAGGGAACTGCTGGCCCGGATGGCTGCCGGCTGTCTTGCAAAGATGGTCGGAGAAGGCCTAATTCTGTCGAAGATTATCCGGGCCGAGTGGGGGAAGAGGATTGCTGGATTCTCCGAGGCCATGGACTTGTGGATAAACTTCGAGGGGGCCCGGGATCCCACCTATCCGAAGAAGATGCTGACGTACTATCGGGAGCAGTGCACCTCGAACTTCATTGATTCAGTGATGCACCGCTTCGACGAGTACATCAACCACTCGTACAAGGATGGGATACAGCATGTGGTCTACGGAAAGGCCAAGAGAAAGGCCGACGTGGATATCCTGGTCCAGCAGCTCACCGAGATGACCGGTTCCCAGGCCAAGAGCATTCGGAATACCCTTGGAAGGTGGTTCTCTCAGACGCAAGGGGCGTATTTCGACAGGTTCATCGTACCTGAGACCGAGCGTCTGCAGCGCCAGCTCCAGGAGGGTACCCTGGATAAGGCCAGGATGCGCACCATCGGAGAGAGGTATAAGAAATTCGTGCAGGCCGACGGGTACTGGGATGCCATCTCTGACTTCGACACAGCCACGGCCTCCGTGTGGGGCATGCTCGACACCATGAAGGAGCTGGGCTACCTGACCTACACGATCGTTGCCATGAGGGACAGCAAGACCTGCGAGGTGTGTATAGCTATTGACGGCACCGAGGTATCTGTGGAGGAAGGCCAGCTCCAGAAGAACTCCATGATTACCCTGGGGGCAGAGGATGCCGCCAATTCCTTCCCCTGGCCACGGATTCGGCCGGACGAGACGCTGGACGGGAGCAGTTTTCTTCCGCCCTTTCACTCCAGGTGCCGGTGCTACCTGGTAGGAACCAGGCAGGGGCCCACCAAGGTATCTGGCGTGGACATCCAGAACTTCCGCTCCCAGTACAGTATTCCGAAGAGATGGAGCGATTCTCTTATCCGGGAGTATATCTCCGTCTGTCTGAATCTGAAGGAGCTCCGCAGGGAGTGCCTGTCCAGGCAGGCCGTGAACATGACGAATATGCAGATGGGCCTGAAGGGAGAGTCCATTATGAAGAGCATCCTCGGGATCCCTGATACACCCCATAAATACCCCGTTGATCTGGTCGCGGATAAAGGGGTATTCGGGAACCTGAAGAAGATAGGTCTTGAGGTAAAGACGTGGAGAGCAGACAAGGTGCACGAGGAGACAAAGGTGAAGATGGGACCAAGGGCCATGGAGCTGAAGGATCTCTGGTCCGCGGACAATATGGCTGACGTCTTTACATTCTTCCTGGTGCACGATGCCGAGGGAAAGACAGACATCTATTACAGGCCCGGGTATGGCGGGTATCGAATCGGGGCAATGAAGTTCGTAGGACAGGTCACGGAGGATCAGAACGGGCAGCTGAAAATACCGGAAGATGTCAGGGAGAACATCATTTCTGCCATCGTCAAGGGAAAGCCCATGTACGAACCCATCATGACCGAGTTTCAGACCCCGAAGCGCGGAAATCTGCCTGTTCGGGGCCTAAGTAGGGGGTAATATGGGGTACTCGCTGTTTGTTGGCGGCGAAGAGAACGATTTTCCACTTTGTAGTGCGGAGTGGTACCACCGGTTTCTCGAGGAAGTGGCGATTATCGGGGGCTGTCCGAATATCCTTCGGTTTACGCCGAACGTGTCCGTAGGGCTGCACAGCAAGTTCGACAAGCCCATTTCCGAATGGTCAAAGGTCTCGATTCCTAACATGAAAGAGGAAGCACAGCGTCTGGTCGAGAACCCCGAAGCCTCCGATCATGTGAGGGAGATCGCTTCGATTTATCTCCAAGCGATAATTGAGGCAGAAAGGACCACCCTTCCGCTGACGCTGGGGTAAAAATCGTTGACAAAAGTTTTTGTTTGTGGTATGATTCCTTCAGAATACGGGGTGTTTTATGCGAAGAGGGGACATCATTCAGTTTCTCAGGCTTCTAAGGGCCGGAAATATCGACACTTCTGGATCTGATTGGGTGCAGGCTTCCTGTCCACTGGCTGTACGGACCCACCAAAAGGGCGAGGATCGTCGTCCAAGTTTTGGTATAAAAGTGAACGACAAGGGCGAATCCTGCTATAATTGTTTTGTGTGCGGGCACGGGTCCCTTCAGGGCCTCATGCACAGGATTACTTGGCTTATTGGCTATAACCCCCAGGCAAGCGATTGGCTATCTCTGAAGGAGATATTTGTTGATGAGGACAGAACTCCGGAGTTCACGGAGATATATTCTCAACCTGTCCAGAAAGAAGCACCGAGGCAGGTTCCCAATCTTATCCTTCAGAACTACCCCGTTATTCAGGAAAAAGACGATAACCAAACGGCCCAGTACCTTCAGGGAAGGGGCATTGATCTCGGAGTTGCCCATGCCTACCGTGTTCGCCGGGATAGCAGAAATGACGGACTTATTTTCTGTATCCGTGATGTGGATATGAAGGTCTATCTTATGCACTTCCGATCCATAAAGGAGAAGATTTTCTATTACCTTACACCGACTGTCTTAGGCTATCAGGGGCTTCGGTGGGGAAGGCAGGATTTCTGGTACGGTATCGAGTTTGTTGATTTCAGTCAGCCTGTGATTTTAGTGGAGTCGGAGACTGACGTTCTTCGGCTTAGAACTCTTGGCGTAGGTAATGTTATGGCCTCGTGCGGACCGATCGGAGAGGATAAACTTTCCAGATTGAGTGCATCGAGGTATCTTCTTGGGTTCGATGCAGACGATCAGGGGAACCACTACGCAAAGGTAGTCGCGGAGCATGTGCACTCAAGTGCAGTGGTGGATTTTCTTGATTGGGCTGTGGTTGGAAAGAACGATGCCGGTGATCTTGATTCAAGAGAGGAATGGGATGCCGTTCTCTTGAATGCCATCCGGATCGGAGTGAAAGGAGGTGAAAAGCAGAGCATCGAGTATCCCGAAAAATTCTCAATCAGGAGATAAGACTATGTCTTGGTACAAGAAGGGTGATGAAGGAAAGGCCCGGTCGGTGGAGGAAGAAGCAGCAGCAAAGGCTCGGGCCCAGGCTTCGCAGAATCCCAGCCGTAACCGGTTCTGGCTTGCGCCGAACAAGAGTGCGAAGGTCACCTTCCTCGATTCGGAAGGCTTCTTCTTCAGAGAGCATCAGCTGTATCTGAATGGCTCATGGTTGAACTGGGAAACCTGTCTTTCCGATCTGGGCGAGGAGTGTCCTCCCTGCGAGGATGGTCGTAAGTACGCATACGTTGCCGCGTTCACGATCATCGACCATTCCACCTACAAGGATAAGAAGGGCAATGACGTGAAGGCCAGAAAGAAGATCATTGTTCTTAAGGCCGGTGCCCGGAATAAGGTTCTCAAGCAGAAAGAGCGGAGGGACGGCGATCTTCGGTATTGCATGTTCGAGATTTCCAGATTTACGGAGAAGGAGTGCAGCACCGGAGAGGACTTCGAGTTTGTTGGTCGTGTCAATCCCGAGGAGCTGAAGGAGCTTTGCCCTCCCGGGACCGATCCCGACGAGTGGTTGAGGCCGTTTAATTACGAGGAGATTTTCAAACCCAAGACTCCTGCGGAACTCAGGAAGGCACTAGGCATGGCCGATCCTGTCGGCTCCAAGGAGAATATCAAGGACCCCCTTCCCGGCAAGGAGGCCCGTAACCCGTTTGAGCGCAAGGATGCGCCTTCGAAAGAAAACAGGTCCTTAAAAGAGCTACTCTAATGTACGTTGACAAGGCCGAATACTCTGATTGCCTCTGGCTCCCGAAGGATGGGCTCGATCTCGAGTATCTGCGCCAGAAGTTTACGCTGATTCCTCGGTTCGACAATCTTTTGCCTCTTGAGATCTTCAGGGAAGACGACAATCGAATTGGACTGCCTCGGCATTCCAAGGAGATTCTCCCATTTCCTGTCGCGGATCTCGAAGATCTGAGGATAGCGGGGCATCCCGTGGATGTTCGATTCACACAGGAGCTCAGACCCTATCAGGTGCCTGTTGTCGAAAAGGCCCGTACCCTTCTTTCGAGCGGAGTAGATGATTTTATCATTCACGCCGGAACAGGATCGGGAAAGACTGTCATCAACCTGTATATCTGGGCTACCTATATCAAGCGAACAGCGCTTGTCATCGTGCCGAAGACTGACCTTTTGGAAGGAAAGAATGGATGGATCGCAAAGATCAAGAAGTTCACTAACATCCCTGAGGAGAGGATCGGTGTTGTTCGACAGGATACCTGTGAGTTTGAGGGCAAGGATATTGTGGTTGGCATGATTCACAGTCTGTGCAAGGACAAGTATCCAGAGGAATTCAAAAGGTATTTCGGCCTTGTCATCTTTGATGAGCTGCATAAGCTCGGAGCACAGTATTTTTCTCGGGTTGGAGGCATGTTTCCAGCCCAGAGACGTATCGGATGCACAGCTACCCTAAGGAGGCAGGACGGCCTTATCAGGGCGTTCTACGATCATCTTGGCAAGCAGGTAGTGACTCAGGAATTCAGCGATAATCCTGTTCCTCGTGTCATCTCTGTTGAGTACGAGGACGGAACGGCATTTGTTCCTGAGGGCATAATGGATAAGATCAATCGACGAGGGTTTATCATTAAGAGACTTTCAAGGAACAAGAACAGAACGGCAATGATAGCGTCCTTTGTCCGGGATTTGGTGGACTCTGGGCGCAGAACCCTGATCCTCTCAGAGAGGATACCTCATGTTATGGAAATAAGAGACTTGTTGGTGGGAAAGTACGGACTTTCTCCCGAGGATGTCGGCGTGTATATCAGCAAGACCAGTGATTCCGAAAGGGACAGGATTTCCGAAGAGTGTCCTGTTATCGTCGCTACGACATCCATGATGTCTCTCGGCACGGACATTCCTACCCTTCGTGCACTTCTATTTGCTACTCCACTGGCTGACGTGGAGCAGGCTATCGGACGGATTTGCAGGATCGGTCCCGAGATAGAGCCTGTTGTCGTGGATATTCTTGATGTGGGATATAAGGACGCGGAAAACTGGAATCGGGCGAGGTCTTCCTTCTATGCACGAAAGAACTGCACCGTGCAGAAATTGAGTATGAAGGGGGTGAGCTTTAGATGAAGACCGAAGCTGAAAAAAGGGAATACAACCGTCAGTACTACGCCAAGAAGAAGGCGGAGATTAACCGAAGGCGGCGCGAGCGGTACTGGGAAGACGAGGCTCATCGGAAGGGCCTTCAGGACGCTGCCCGGACACGGTACAGGACCCTTTATTCCAGTGTGGACAAGCATGCGGGGTATACCGTCAAGAGGAAGGATGGTGTCCCCCTGTTTTCCATTCAGTATGCGGCCGGCGTCATGGGAAGGAGTCCCGAGATGATTCGGGCATGGGAGAAGAACGGACTGATTCCTAAAACCTCCTACACAGATAGCCGTGGCTGGCGCCTTTACACCTCCGATCAGATTGATCTGCTCGGAATAGCCATCAAGAATTTCAAGTCCAAGCAGTGGGATAAGGACATGGTCAAGAAGTTTCTCTCTGAGAACTGGCAAAGACCGTAAGGAGGTTCCAATGGACGAAGATAAGATTGAGGCGGCAGAAAAGCCAGGGTGTGTTGAGTCGAGAGAGGCGTTCCTGGAGGTGTCGAAAACAGCTCTGGGGCAGGAAGAGGTTTCTACTGAGAAGATTCGTGTGAGGCCCTTCCTGTCTCATCCTGCTGTTGTGTCGGTCAAGGCAGGGGCAACGATCAATCTGGGGAACTACGAATCCGCCAGAGTGGATATTATGCTCTCCTTTCCTTGCTATCCTGAGGAGATCGATCAGATTTTCGACAAGGTGAAGGACTGGGTCGATACTCGGATGGCCAAGGAGTACGCCACCATGAATGAGTACCGGAATAAGAAACAAGGAGGGTGAGGGTGGCGACATTGGATGAGATTCTCGCAAGAGGGGACAGGAAATACGGGAAGGGCACATATCTGACGGGATTCACCCGCGGACATGACTATCCGAGGATACCAACAGGTATATTCTCATTGGACTATGCTATCGGAGGAGGGTTTCCGGTAGGAGTGACTTCCTCGCCTTATGGCCCTCCCGGCGGCGGAAAAACATTGGTTCTCACTCGAGCGTGCGCGGGAGCACAATCCATTTGTTGGAAGTGTTTTCAGTATCTCTGGGATTGCAAATGCGCCAAGAAGGATTCCCGCAAGGTGGTATGGGTCAGTACAGAGCTTTTTGATATTGCTTGGGCAAGGATGCTTGGGGTGGACTCCAGCAAGGAGAAATTTGCGGTAGCCGAGCCTGATACCGGAGAGCAGGCGGCAGATATTATTGCCGAGTGTCTTCGAGCTGACGATGTGGGTCTTGTGGTTCTGGATTCTCTTGCCATGCTCACCCCGCAGGCAGAACTGGACGCTTCTGCAGCGGACGATATGGTGGCTGTCCAGGCACGGCTCATTGCAAGAATGATTCGACGAATCAAGACAATCCTCATTCAGGAGAAAAAAAGAGATCATAAGGTTGCCTTTATTGCGACAAATCAGGTGAGAGCAAAGATCGGAGGGTTTGGCAGAGGCCCCCAGGAAGAAGTACCTGGCGGCTTTGTATCGAAGCACGATTGGCATCTCACTTTTCGCATGTCTCAGGTGAAGTCAGAGGATATTGACAAAGAGACAGAACTTCCTGTTAACGCACGCTTTAAGGCGTCCATGGCTGCTATGGGAAATAAGAGAAAGATATTCACCCTCTCAGGAGCAGCCGAGTTCTATGCTACCGTGTCTGACGGCGGAGAACTGGTGAAGGGGTCTATTAACGACTATCGGACCGCTTTTCAGTATGCCGAAACCGCAGGACTGATCGGAAGGGATCCGTGGTCGTTCAGAGGAGAGACTTTCAGGCTGAAGAGCGACATCATGGAGTCTTGGTACGACAACGAGAAGTTTCTGTCGGCCAAGAAGTTTATCATTGACCACTATATCCAGAAGGCAAAAGAGAACGAAGAACAGGAATCGTAATGAATCTGCTCTGTACTTGCGGGAAGGGTCTGTATGTGGATCAGTATAAGCGCAACCAGATACTCAGCGGCTATCCCGTGTTTTGTTGCTCGGAATGCTTTCTTCAGCATGTCAAGCAGCTGCCTTCGGTCGTAGGGGCCCCGGAATACCGGCGTTCTACGATCAGTCAGCCCCACGAACGATGGGATTCTATAACAAAGGGGTTTTATAGGTCGTGGTACGAAGTCTTTCTGGCACGATGCTTTTCTGAAGAGGGTATCAGGTTCGAATACGAGGGGTATACTATAGATCTGAACGGTCCTACGTATACCCCCGACTTTTATCTCCTTGACAAAGGCGTCTTCGTGGAGACTAAGGGGATGTGGCTTTCAGCGTCAAAAAAGAAGCTTAAGATGGCGCTCTCGGCGGGTCACCGAGTACTCCTTCTCCCCGCATACTTGGAGAAGGATTTCCGCAGGAAGTACAGGATTTCAGCAGACAATATGGCAAAGGCGAGTCATCTATGAAGTTTATCAAGGAAAATACCCGATTGGTCAGAGTGGAGCGGGTCGAGCCACTGGCTGTTGACCAGATTAGCGACCCGGTCCACCTGACCAACAACCTATTGGAAACCAAGCCTCGGAGAACGGAGAGAAGGTATCTGTATATGCGTCTTTCCGAGGTTGACGATCTGTGTCCTCGAGAGTGGGTCATCGGCCATCTGACAGATAACCCTCGTATGGACACCCACCATTTTTCAACCGTGTGTATGATGGATATGGGATCCTCGCTCCATCACTGGATTCAGAACAGTCCTGTGTATTTCGGAGAAAGGCTCTTAGGGTACTGGAGATGCCTAGCCTGCAATAACATCAGGAGATTTGGTGTTCGTCCTACAGAGCCGTGCGAGGTCTGTAATGCTCTTCCGGCGGCAACGCAGTACGAGGAGTGGATGTGCCGGATGGAAAAGCCGTATCGAGTGGTCATGAAGCTCGACGCCATTCTCAGGATGTCTCAGAACGTCTATCGGTTCGGGGACATCAAGACTACCGGCAAAGAGGTTCTCGCTCCTGCTGGTAAAGATGTTGCCCAGCTCGTAGGGTACATGTTCTTTTATCAGTTTGTTCCCGAGGAGAAGAAGCTTCCGGTTCCTATCGACACGTCTTGCGGGTACCTGTTTTACTTCACCAAGATATTCAATGTTCGGGCCCCCGTGAAGACCTTTGCGGTTCGGCCAAATCAGACCCTGTGCAATGCTCTCCAGGCTAAGGCCGAGTACTTTACGAGAGGGGTGGACGAGGGGATTCTCCCCCCGCCCATCAATGTCTGTCTCGGGACCGCTTTTACAGGAACGAGGGCTAGGAGCTGCGCCCAGTGCTCAGCATGCTCCACCCTCTATAACCGCGGGCAGACAAAGATAGAAAGGGGAGACAATGAATTTTATAGGATTGGACATCAGTCTGACAGGGACAGGGTACGCGATAATACACCGGAGTCCGTCTATATACCAGACGTTCCTGATTCAGTCGAAACCCCATAAGACAACGGTTCATCCCATAGAGAGGTGTGACATTATCTGCAATGAGCTTCTTTCAAAATATCGGCCGGCCCCGGATGACTGGGTTATGGTTGAGAACTTTGCGTACAGCAAGCAGTTCAAGATGTCTGCTATCGCCGAGCTGACCGGGATTATCAAGTGGCGGCTTCTCTATGAGTGCAACATCGACCCTTCCCGGCTTCTTATCGCCAGCCCCCAGATGCTTAAGAAGTACTGTACCGGGGCGGCGAAGGCAGAGAAGAACGTGATTATCAAGTCTGTCTTTAAGAAGTGGGGAGTGGATGTGAATGACGACAACGAGGCCGACGCCTATTGTGCGGCACGCCTCGCGCACGGGATTTACGAGTGGTCTTTCGGAAAGGCACCGCTTAGTTACGAACTGGAAGTTATAAAGGCCACGCTGAAATTGAATCCTCTGTATAAGCCTTCAAATTGAGACTTGACAAAAACTTTTACTTGTGATATGATCTGTGGCAGATAATAAGGAGGAGACTATGGGTATCGGGCCGAGAACACAGATCACAGGTGAGTATTACTACATTCACGCAGATGAGGTTAGGGGATTACAGCGGGTTTGCCGTCGGCTGTATTACGATACGAAAAGGATGGATGCCGACGAAATGCGGAATGAGGCCCAGTCTATTGAGGCCATTCTCGATAGGCTGATCGAGGCTGAGGTTCTCATAAAAAAGTCGACAGGAGGTAAGTAATGGAGTTCTTGAAAGGAGAAAAAGAGAAGAAAGCAGTAAGCCTGCAGGAGGCGCTCAGTTCGAGCAAGCCTTCCAGGCGCGGTCGTCAGAAACAAGATGCCGATGTTTCTGCATCCGAAGATCCCATCGTGGGAGAGCCTGTCAAGGATATTACCTTTGATGCCTACCTGAAGGCCGGGTATTCTCTCCTGTATATCCGTACCGAGGAGGATCATCGGGCGGTTCAACTCGTGAAGGAGTCGATCAATAAGATCGAGTCCATGAGGAATTCCATCCGATACGGGGAATGGCGGTCCACTACGGGTCTTCGTCTTGCCCCCGAGCGGTCTTTGGAAATTCCCACGGTCGGCGATCCCATCGTTGAGGACCTGGCCAGCGCGATCCAGTATGCCGGAAATCAGCAGAACGCTCACCTGATCGTTTTCCATAATGTCAGGCAGCTTCTTCAAAATTCGTTTATTGTCATTCAGAGCTTGAAGGATGCCTCATATAAGGCCCGCCTTTCCGGAACACACTTGATTCTGGTAGGCGCACATCTGGACATTCCCCCTGAACTCCAGAATACTATTACCGTCTACGACCTCGATCTTCCGAATGCCGATAAGTTCAAGACGAACTTCAAGGTCCTGTCGGACGCGTACAAGACCAGCATTACCACCCCTACTACTGATCGTCATATCGAGATGTCGGCCAAGTCTGCCGTTGGTATGACGGAGATGCAGGGGGAAAACGCCATCGCCTTGAGCATCGTTCTCCGAAAGAAGGTCGATCCGGCTGTTGTTCAGGTTGAGAAGGAGCAGGCAATCAAGAGAAGTGATGTTCTCGAGTTCATTCATGTAAAGGAATCCATGGATGACCTTGGAGGATTCTCAGAGCTTAAGTCGTGGATCAGTAAGAGAAAGGACGCTTTCACTCCTGAAGCCACCGAGTTCGGTCTCCGGTTTCCCAAGGGCATTCTCCTTGTCGGTGTTCCCGGATGCGGGAAGTCTCTCGCGGCACGTTGCGTTTCTCATTACCTCGAACTTCCTCTCCTGAAGTTCGATATTGGCAAGGTTTTCAGGAGCCTTGTCGGGTCCAGCGAGCAGACAGTCCGGTCTGCTTTGAAGACGGCAGAGGCGGTGGCCCCTGTTGTTCTTTGGATCGAGGAAATCGAGAAGTCCATGGCAGGGACACAGAGCTCCGGAAGCACCGACTCTGGAACTACCGCCCGTGTTATGTCCACGATCCTCACCTGGATGCAGGAGAATAAAAAGCCTGTGTTCATCGTGGCCACGGCAAACAACGTGGAATCACTTCCCCCGGAGCTTCTTCGGAAGGGTAGGTTCTCTGAAATATGGGGCGTCGTGGAGCCTGACCCTGTCGAAAGGGCAGACATCTGGCGCATCCATCTTCGGAAGGTGAGGCCTGAGAGAGTCGAAGATTTCGATTATTCTCGGCTTGTGGCTGTTAGCGCCAATTTTACTGGCGCAGAGATCGAATCTGCGGTAGAGGAGGCTATGTTCGATGCTTGGGAAGCCAGCCGAGACCTGACTACGGAGGATCTTGTGACTGCCGTTGCCAAGTTTGTTCCCCAGGCCGATACCTGCAAGGAGCGGATCGATGTGATCCGGAACTGGATGCAGCAGAAGGTCCGGTTTGTCGCACATTCCAAGGTAAAGCAGAAGGAGGACGAAACCAGCCAGAGCTGGCGCAAGATCAGGGCCGCAGCAGAGCAGTCCACCAAGCCTGAGGCTGCTGTGGATAGCGCAGTGGAGAAGGGCGAGCCTAAGAAAGGCCTACACTAGGAGGGAATTATGGCAGGGGGAAAGTTGGTTGAACGATCAGAGCAGGTCCGCAAGAAGATTACCGAGTGTGCCAGTAATATCGAGACACAGTATATCGAGCTCTGTAAGCTCTTGCACGAGGCGTGGGAAAACGCTTACTTCGTGCAGTGGGGATTCGAGAATCTCGAAGACTACTGCAAGGAGGAGCTCGGGATGAAGTACCGCAAGGCCCGGTATTTGATTAGTATTGCTGATGCGGTCAAGAGAAGCGGGGTCAAGTGGGAAGATATCACCGATATCGGATGGACTCATATGCGGGCCATCGCCAGAGTGTTGAGCAAGGATAACGCAGCACAATGGCTGGAGCGGGCGCGATCGTCTACGGCAGACGGGATCAACGAGACTGTCAGGCAGTACCTTAACGAAGGAGTCCTGAACGAGAACGCGCCAAAGGTTGCGTCTATTCAGATCCGCATGAGCGAGAGTGAGGCCATTATTATCATGGACGCCATCGAGCGAGCTAAGCGAATTACGGAGAGTAATTCCTTTACCACAGCACTGGAGTACATCTGCTACGAGTGGATTCAGCAGAGCGCAGACGGGCCTACCAAGACGCCGATCGAGCATGTTCTTCGGTGGGTCCGTGAAGTCTACGGGGTTGATCTTCAGCCGTCCGGACCGCAGGACATAAGGAGCATGCTGAGCAATGAAACTGGTGGTTAAGATCGACCTTGGCGCCGAGAAGGTGACCGAGGAGGAACTGAAGGGAAAGGACTGGGCGGCCGAAGGCATGCCGCCCGGCTTCATTGCTATTGATTCTGCCTATCTTCTCAGGGATACCAAGGACGACTTTTTTGTCTTCGAGCTGGCTGGAATAGAGGAGTAACTAAGCAGTTAATTACGGTAGAGGAGGAGAGCAATGGACCTGAACGTGTTTGCGAAGGAAGTGGCCGACGCTGAAGGAAAGAAGATCTCCGTGAGCATCGCCCAGATCAAAGAGATCATCAAGATTACTTTCAGGAAGTTTGCTTCCCTCAACGAAGGGGAGCAGAAACGGATTATCAAGTACTACTCAAAGTAGCCTGTCGACTGGGGACCGGATAGCGATAAACCCGGACTGTGGTGGAACGGGACGCGGTGACTCCGGTCCCCATTCATACCTTCAAAGGGGAGGAAAAGCATGAAAGGGATTTTCACCGAAGCCGTCTGGATGCCCATCGATCAAGTCAAGCCATACCCCAAGAACCCAAAGAAGCATCCACCCGAACAGGTGGAAAAGATAGCAAAGTCCATCAAGGCTTTTGGTTTTGACCAGCCTATAGTGGTCGATAAGGACATGGTCATCATCAAAGGACACGGGCGACTTGCCGCTTCGAGGCACCTCGGTCTTACCGAGGTTCCGGTCATCGTGCGATCCGACATGACCGAAAATGAGGCGAGGGCCAGCAGGATCGCGGATAATCAGACCGCAGATACCTACTGGCTCATGAATAATCTCATGAAGGAGCTGGAGGCTCTGTATCACCTCGACGCCGATCTTGAGCTGACGGGATTCTCAGATAGGGAAATAAAGACCATGTTGCCCGGGCTTCTTGAGACCTCTGAGGATTTCGCCATCAAAGGCGGTCTCGAGGGTGTGGTCCCCGCGCAGCTCATCACCGGTCTGGACGGAAAGGTGGGATCTTCTGTTGCACATGCCGAAGGGTCCCTGGTGGAGTGGATCAACAAGTTCGAGCGGATTCTCGTTCCCTGTGCCGGCGATCGTCATGGAGTAGCGGCTCTGATCTGGGCAGTTAACAACTGTGATAAAGAGAAGATCGTGGCCTTCGACACCAATTTCGGGCAGAGGATGTGGCGGTGGCACGACGATTACCTGACCTACCTCGAGGGGCAGCTCAGCATCCAGATCAAGCGGGCCGAGGATCGCTGTCAGGACTGGAAAGACGAGATCAAGCGCCGTGGGTATCCCACACACGAGCAGCCGTGGTGCTGCAATACCTTCCGGTATAACAGCTATAAGAGGCGGTATACCGAGAATCCGGAGAATACCGTTGTCATTTTCGGGTTCGGCGCCAATCCTCCCAGCGAGCTGTCCTTCCGTCAAATGGGCCGGCTTGATGACGGAGCCTACTACGCAGCCCCGTTCTTCGACAAAGACGACAAGGAAGTCCTTCATTTTTCAATGGCTCTCGGCATTATGCTGAACCCCCTGTACAGGGTCACAGATCAGTACATCTGCCCCGGCTGTCCCATGTACGGCCGTCCTGATGCCGTGTTCCTGAAGGAGCACGATCTTGACCTGTGGATCAGGTGGATGATTTATTTCGGAAGGGCCCAGTTCTGCAAGGAGTACGTGGATTCCGGAGCTTTTGGGAAGCAGGCCATCGAGCTGATTGGGGATGGGGCCCAGGCCAGGGAAACCGGGAAGTATGCAGAGTTTGCCCTGTATCTTCCTGACTGTCCACAGCCTAAGCGGCAGCAGATTCGTGAAGGGGACGACTACGGATGGGATCCCGAGAAGGATGCAAAACTTCCACAGGAAGGCCGATACGACATTTCAAGGGGGAGGTGGTGGGTTGATGTCGGTCATTCGGCGAACTTCAAGAAGATGATGGAAGAGACCGAGAGAGCTAAGGCTGCTCGCGGTGATATGCCTCTTGATCAGTATATGGAAATTGCTGTGGCCGAGGCAAAGAGGAAGGCCGAAGAGGAGGGACTGACATGACGAAAGAAGCAGCGGCAACCAGTATTATCATGGTTCCGATAGAGCAGATCATCCCTTATGAGCAGAATGTGAAGATTCACCGTTCTGTTCAGGTGAGGAAGGTGGCCAATTCTATTGAGTCCTACGGCTGGGATCAGCCGATCGTGGTAGACGAGGGCATGGTTATTATCAAGGGCCATGCCCGGCTTGCTGCGGCCCAGCTTCTCGAGCTTCGGGAGGTTCCTGTTATTGTTCGCACAGACCTGACAGAAGAAGAGAAGCGGCTATCTCGTATCATGGATAACAAGAGTGCCGAGTCTGAGTGGGATAACGAGTTTCTTTGGCAGGAAATAAGCCACCTGAAAAGCCAGGGGATGAAGGTTCAGGACCTCGGATTCTCCGATAAGAATATTGTTGATATGTTTCCTGGCAGGGCCCAGGAGGTTACCAAGGCTCCTAAAGAGGACATCGTGCATCAGACGGTGGCAGCCGGAGCCGATGGCCACGATCCCACTATTCCCATTATAGAGGTCACCATCAAGCCCTTCCGCGGCGAAAAGGCGTGGTTACGACGACTGTCTATGGTGGATTATCTGAATTGGCATGACCGCGTGTTTATCGGGTATTCCGGTGGAAAGGACTCTTTTGCCACCTTGATATGGTGTCTCGAGAACGTCGAGAGGGAGAAGATCAACGTATTCTATAGTAATCTGGGGTGGGGAGTAGATTGGCCACACGCCATCGCGTATGTCTTTGCTACTGAGAAGATGATTGGCAAGAGGATTTTCATATCGGGAAATGCCAATCCTCATCTCTTTGAGCAAGAGCTTCTTGAAATGAACTATCCTCATCCTGCCTCTTGCTGGCTGAGGAACAAGTTTAAGCTCCCTCATGTGAAGGGGTATTATGCACAAGAGAAAATCGGCCCGAAGTACGGCGATCCGAAAGAGAAAGTCTGTCATGTCCTCGGCGTTCGGTGGGCGGAGGACGCCACGCGAGAAAAGACGTATCCGGATCGTGGGATTCTTGAAGGTATGCATTATGCCAGTCCGCTTATTGGCTGGAAAGATACGGACATTGTTAAGTTTCTTGGGGACCGGAACCTGAAAATCATTTCGGCCTATGCTACCACGAATCGTCTCGGGTGCTTTATGTGCCCTAATGCCGGGCGCCAAGAGGGCATTAATTCCAGGAAGAAATATCCTAAGTTATGGAAGCGGGTGCTTGAGTGGATCGCGATGGGTGCTCGTTCTGACGGCCGAGTAGCTAATTTTCATCTGGTCAAATACCTCACATCCCTTGATGACATTCCTCCTGAGGAGAAGCGGGCTAGGTTTGACTCCTTCTATTCCGGCAGCTGCTTTGGCATGGATGAGGAGGAAGATTGGCTGGAGGAGCTCTTTGATTCCCCACTTCCAACACGTCCCTATCTTACTATTCCGTATGATCCAAACTTGCATCCATTCCGGTGCGATCTGAAATCCGAGTATTTGGAAATGGGGGAGAAAGATACAGAGACTGAAGTTAGTCTCTGTATGCTCTGAGGTGGCGCTGTCGGCCAGGTTGTGGTCGACGAGGGTGATGAAGAGGAAAAGAAATGCCAGATTACTGGGTAAGCACCTCTTGGAGTACTGGAAGAGTAACTGTGGATGAGCAGGGAGTTATCATTGATGCTCCTCGTATATGGCATAAGGCCATAGGAGAGACCTTTGACTATTTTTTGTCTAGGTATTTGAGGGGCGATGTGCAGTATGTAGAGCTACCCGAGCAGAGGAGATAGTATGTCTGAAATAATCATGGTTCCCATTGATAGAGTAAAGCCGTATTCGGATAATCCGAAGGCTCATCCATCCACTCAGGTTCGTAGGATCGCTGCTTCCATTCGTGATTACGGATGGGATCAGCCTATCGTTGTCGATTCCGATTATGTTGTCATCAAGGGACACGGTCGGCTGAAGGCAGCTCATGAGCTGCACCTCAAGGAGGTTCCTGTCATTGTCTCTGATCTGAACGAAGAGGGGGCAAGACTGGCCCGGATTCTCGATAATAAGTCTGCCGAAGGAGAGTATGACAAAGAGAATCTCTGGGGGGAAATCACGGACCTGAAGAAAGTCGGGATCTCCACCAATCAACTCGGATTTGACGATAAGGCTATTATGTCTCTTTTCCCAGAGGAATTTTCCTTGACCGAGGAAGAAAAAACGGTTCAGAAGGCTCTCGATGAGCCGGACGAGCGAAGGGAAGATGTCGAAGATATTACTGCACCCCTCAAAGAGACAATGATAAAGGCCTTCTCGGGCGAGCTTGCCTTTCTTCGAAAGATGAGTATGGTCGATTATCTGAATTGGCACGATAAGATTGTTGTCGGGTTTTCCTCTGGTAAGGACAGTATGGCCGCTATGGCTTGGATCCTGGAGAACTGTGAGAGAGACAAGGTCGTAGCCGTATATACCAATCCTGGATGGGGAGTCGATTGGCCTCATTCATTGGCGTATATCAGCGTGTGGGAGAAGCTGTTCGGGGTCAAGGTGCATCTTGTTGGTACGCCTGACCCAGCTGCTCCCAGAATGTGGGAGCATTGGCTTATGCAGATCGGATTTCCTGGCATGAAGAAGGGCTGCTGGATTGAGTCACACATCAAAATACCCCAGATCAGAGCATATCTTCACCAGCAGGGTATAGGAAACAAGTTCGGGGTCAAGACCGTCCAGATCATAGGTATACGTTATGAAGAAGGAGCCAACCGTCAGAAGATCTACCCGGATCGAGGTATTCTTAAGGATAGAGGAGACCATTATGCCTCCCCTGTCATTCAGTGGCTCGGAAGCGATGTCGCCCTCTACCTCGAGAAATTCGGCGTCAAGCTTCACACTGCGTATCGATCGGAATCACGAATGGGATGTCTTCTCTGTCCAAAAGGCTCTGCAACAGGCGCTATTGGAATACGTAAACGATTCCCTGAACATTGGGCAAAAATCTGCGAATGGTACGCCATGGCAATGCGAACCAAAGTCTATACGCCTGATTCGTTTATGAAGTGGATGTCCTCTATCGAGGACGTAAAGGAAACAAAGAAGTTCGCCGGCGAGTTCGCGGATATGGCAGTGGATACTGACGAAATGGAGAAGATGATTTCCGAGGTGACAGGAGAAGCCCACCCCGAGGGATACCTGTATAAGCCATTTAATCCAGGTATACATTCTATGAGAAATGAGCTGAAGAAGCCATGGTGGGAAATCTTGGAGGAGAAGAGATGACACGGTACGCTGTAATATTCTCCTTGGTGTGGCTCTTTTGCGGGTATTTTTTCTACTTGTATCAGTGGATCCGTATTCCTTGTCCCCTTCGTTGTGAGGTATATCCTCTCAGGAGCCGGTGGTTTTTGTCTCTTCTTCTGGATTCTTTGTTTTTTACCCCTTACTACAAGAAGGATAAGGACTACTGGCTGTCGCTGATGCTGATGCATTGGGGCTTCATTTGTATGATGTTTCATACTGCCGTTAGCTTGTGCCATGCTGTTTACCCCTCCGAGGGACTTCGTTCCGCTTCTTGGTATTTTCAGGCCGGAAGTATTGTCGGGTTTATGGGAGTGGTCTTTCTTTTGTGGCATAAGTTGGTAGGCAGCCGCCTTCCTCGGGGAGAGGACTACCAGTTCTATGAGGTTCCGCGGAGAGTAGCAGGGTATGTTCTTATTGCGATTCTTTTTGCCTTTGGAACGTATGATATTCTTACATACCGGACGGAAGAGCATCACCTGACTTTCTGGTCTGCTGTTGTTTATGGAACGGATTATCAGATACCCACGTCCACGCACTACTATTACGCTTTGTATTCCTCATTTTTGTTTTACCTTCCATTTACTAACTGGATCCATTATATTCTCCGGTTTTTTCAGTACTACCGAGTTTTTTGGAGAGTCGCTCCTGTTTCAGATTCAGTTATTCAGAAAAACCTGACCAGGAGCCTCTCTTGGCGCGGTCCTCATATTTCCAAGTTTACTACGTGGATTGGCTCCGCAGAACATCCTGAGTATGGGGTTAGGAGAGAGAACCGTGAAGATGAGGGAGTTCCTTTATAGGGACGGCATTCTCAGTCCTATTGTTCAGAGTGCTCTCAAGCCATTGAAGCCGTATCATTGGGTTTCAGATCTTCCTAAGATGGAAGAGGGGTATCTTGACGGAGTACAGGTCGTAGAGCCAGAGCCAATGGAGAAGCAGCTTGAGTATCTGTTTTCCATTTGCGATTCTTTTGATTCGCTTACCAAATCAAACGATAACTGGACCTTTCTGAAGGTTCTTTATCATTCCATCAAGTACTGCACGCAATGCAATCTATGCAGTGAGTTCTGTCATGTCTATATAGGCAGTGGCAGGAAGGAAATATATCGTCCTATCTTTAAGTCAGAGATACTGCGAAGGGTGCTGACACAGCAGATTCCTCTCGATTACATCATCGCGTCCAGGCTGGTCGAGTCTTCTTATCGGTGTAACATATGTCGTAGATGTGCTACCGCCTGTCCTCTTGGCGTAGATAATGGAATCGTGGCAAGAGAGATTCGGAAGGCATTTTCTCAGGGACCCGGAATAGCGCCTACAGCATTGCACCAGGACGGGACATTCAAGCAGCTTCGGTTAGGAAGCACTACAGGAATGACTCCCGAGGCATTTCGCCATCTCATCCGTTTTCTTGAGTGTGAGATACGAGATCGGTCAGGTCTTCCTGTTCGAATTCCTGTCGATGAAACAAACGCTGATATTCTTTTGTTTAACAACCCCGGAGAGTACCTGTCTTGGCCGGAGAACATACAGGCCTATGCCCTTCTTTTCCATTTGGCGGGAGTAAATTGGACACTATCTTCTTCTCCAGGAGGATACGATGCTACCAATTACGGAGTGTTTTATGACGACGTGCAGCTTGCTCGTATTCTGTTGGAGCAGGCTCGTACTATTCACGAGCTTTCTCCTAAGAAGGTCATTATCGGAGAGTGCGGGCACGCACACAAGGCCATGATGGTTCTTCAACATCGTCTTCTTCCCTCAAAGTTAAGAATTAATGCGGATAGTATTTTCAACTACCTTCCTGATCTGATCGGCAAGGGCGCCATCAAGATGAGGCGGCAGCTTAGTCCTGTAACCCTACACGATCCGTGCAATGTGGCTCGTATGCTCGGCATCACCATTCCCCAAAGGCAGATGATCGAAGATATATCTACAAATTTTGTAGATATGACTCCCCGGGGATGCGACAATTACTGCTGTGGAGGAGGATCAGGGCTGGCTCTTCTTCGTGAGCCCGAACAAGAAGCGTTTCGGTGTCTGGTTGCGGGGCGAGTAAAGTATCAGCAGATACTGGACGCTCTGGCAAAGAGGCCTACTTCCGGAAATCGATATGTCATAGCCCCGTGCTCTAACTGTAAGTCACAGATTCGCGATTTTCTGTCCTTCTATAAATCTGACATAAAGTATATAGGGATGGCCGAGTACGTGGCTAACTCTATTAGTCAAGTTGAGCCTATGTTCGGAGGTTGATATGCCCTGGCTGAATGCGGGAGGAAAGAGATTTCCCCTGGACAAGGAAGGATTTCTTAATCAGAAGTATCACTGGACCGAGGATTTCAGTAAAGAGTACGCCAGGGTACTTAAGATCGGGTTAACCGACGACCACTGGAGAGTGATTCGATTTGTCAGGGATTATATCCAGAAATATCATATACCGCCTATTTTGAAGATGGTGTGTCACGGTACCGGATTCTCAGAGCCCGATATGCAGAGGATGTGGGGAGTAAAGCCCATGACAAATGCCTGTCGTGTTGCTGGCGTAGAAAAACCTACCGGATGTATATGAGGGAGCAAGTGGCGGGACCCCAGCGTATTCCAGGAATGACGTTTTTCTTGTCTACCGAGGCGGATTCTACCGATGTGCATTCTCTTCTTATGGAGGAGGGGGTCACCATACATATTCAGTCTGGATACGGCACAATTAATCTTCGCGGCATAATTTCCCGCATGGAAGTGCAGACTGATTTTATGAGTCGCAACGCCAGAGTCAATCTTGAATTGATTGTGGATCAGCGAGAGTTTGATTACCGGCCTCCAGAGAACAACAAAAAGCGGCCTAGCGGCGAACAGCGCATTCGGAAAATCAAAGTATAGTGTAGAGATCACTTGCCGCATTGTGTTTAGTCCGAAAGATGTCGAGAAAAGGAAAGAGGACGATGGAGAAGCAAGACCGCCCTTCGGAAAGATCAGGTCGTAAGGCTCTAGTTACCGGATCAGCCGGGTTTATTGGTTTTCATCTCTCAAAGAGGCTGATTAATGAGGGCTATCAAGTCGTAGGCCTTGATGATCTCAATGACTATTATGATGTAGATTTGAAGCTGGCACGTCTTGCTTCTCTTATCCACACCAGAAAATTCAGGCTTGTGGTCGGAGACGTTTCCGACCCTCATACACTTGATTGTCATGTGTTTGATGATATCGAGCTTGTTGCCCATCTTGCAGCACAGGCCGGAGTTCGGCACAGTGTAGAGGACCCCGTACTGTACGTGGACAGCAATATTCGCGGGACGGTAAACGTATTCGAGTCCTGTGTCAAGTACGGCATTCGACGTGTTCTTTATGCCTCTTCCAGCTCAGTATATGGCAATACTCCCCCGCCTTGGGGAGAGAGCAATCCTTCCGATCCGCTGAATATGTACGCGGTTACGAAGGCGGCCAATGAGATGACTGCGAAGGCATACGCTAACCTCTACGGAATAGAGTCTGTTGGGGTTCGGTATTTTACCGTGTATGGTCCTTGGGGTAGGCCCGATATGGCCCTTTTTAAGTTTGTGAAGGGGATCATAGACGGAACTCCGATAACCCTGTATGACGGCGGGAAGATGTGGAGGAACTGGACATACATTGATGACGCCATAGAGTTCACGTATCGCCTTATGACTTATCCTGATTTGTTTTCCGGGAATAAGAGCATCGTGTATAATGTTGCTGGTCGTGAGTCTGTTTCTGTAGGCGAGGCGGTCCGCATGATAGAAGAGAGGCTGAAGAGAAAGGCCATCATCCATAATGAGCCTGCCACAAAGGCAGACGTTAAATTGGCAGAGGCCGGGGATGACCGGTCAGTTATTGGCTCTTTTCCACGAACTTCATTCAGACGTGGACTTGCCAAATTCATAGACTGGTATCTCGAGTACTATGTGGAGGGAGGGAAAGATGACCCTGAGCGAGCAGAAGGATAAGGCACTCAAAAAGATGAAGGAGCTCCGTATCCTGCATGACAGTCTTATCATGGAGTATGGCGGGATCCCTGTAGAGCCTCATAATGTCTATAATTTCGCCCGGTCTATGGCTAAGGCTATCGATCGTTGTGCACATGAGTGCGGGTTTCCCGCCCCCTCCATGGGGAGGCTGAACATCCATTCACCCACACTAGGTAAAAATTACGCCTTGTTACCTGAAAAGAAGAGAGAGGCCCCAAAGCCACCGGTCAGGGCGATGCCGGAAGTTTCCCCTCTTAAAGAGGAGCAGAAACAAGCACTTCAGCCTACGAAGGTCACGAGTCCACGAGAAACTCGTGCTTCTGATGTCATAGAGCGCCGGGCTTCTCAATCTATTGGAATTCGTTCACGAGGGAATACAGATAAAGTTCGTGGACGCAAGACCCCAGAGGTAGTGTAAAATGGGTACAGAGCAGGAACTCTTGAACGAAAATCAGCAGACCTTGAACGACGATCCCGGTCTCTCTCAGTGGCAGCAGCTGAAAAAGAGGCTCTCATCGAAGATCAAAGCGGCCAAGGATACCTCTGTTGTCGTACGCGGGGAGCAGGCAGCTAAGTATCTAAGAGCAGAGGTAGATTTAGATCATGACCCAGATATAGAACTGGGCCCTTCCTCGAATTCGTACAATCTCATACAGGGCATCAAGTCCGGCAGCATAGATATTTCATCTCTAAGTGCCGACGAGCGAAGAATTGTCGTAAAAGCTCTCCGGGAGCAGGGCCGAACACAGGACGAAATAGCAGCCATGCTGAAGGTCAGCCGGCGTACGATCGTAGCGGATTGTCACTGGCTCAGAATGGCCGCCGCCCAGGAAGTCAAGAAACTAGACGTCTATCTGGTGGCCGGAGAGGTATACTCTACAGCGCAGGCGATCATGCAGAAGGCCATCCAGGAAGGCATGTATAAGACTGTGTCTACGGTTATGAGGGACATGGTCGAGATCCTTCAGTCTCTCGGGATCATCTACCGGGCGCCTACTCAGATGCGCAGTATGAATATGAACGTGACCGCCAGCCCGCAGGCCTTCATGAAGTATATGGAGACCATCAGCGGCGAAGAGGACAAAGTAATCGCTGTTCTTGGAGAAGTGATGCGCGGCCTCGAAGAAACCGCCGGCCAGACAGACCAAAAGAAATCCGTATAGAGAGCACAGAGAGACTCCGCATAAAGGTAATTGTGCGAAAAAGAGTCCCTCCCTTCCTCGCCATCGGCATAAACTATGCCAAAGCAAGTTACCTGTATGTCCTTGTAAGCCGGTCCCAGGCTTTTATTGGCCGGTTCTGGGACCGCCGCCTATTCCGCTATGCCCGCCCAAGCAGCCGCCGTGCACTCGTGTGCAGCTTTCCGTCCTGTCTCTATGCTCGCTGGCACGATATTTGTTCTGCCTAGACTGGCACGATTATTTCACGGATGACCGATCGTTATCTGGCACGGAATATGTCAGGTCGGGGGTGCTTCAGGATTCGTGCCAAAGAACTATCTGGCATGATCTTTTTCCTGGCACGGTCTGTGTATATGAGCCAAAGGGTTTATGCAATGGCTGTGCCATGATCCAAAGGTTTACTTGGCATTAGGTATGCTTCCAGATGCAATGGCTGTGCCAAAGGATTTACCGCCGGGGGTGGTTCAAGAACTGTGCCAAAGTGTTTGAATAATAATTCTTTTATACCCCTTGACAAAAGTTTTTTCCTGTGTATATTGCAGGTAAAGGCAGGGGCAAAAGGATTTATCGGCCCGGCCTAGCAGGAAGCGTGCCAAAGGATTTGTCAACTTAACCTAGCAAACAACGTGCCAAAGGGTTTTGCAGTAAACCGGCTGGCATCGCCCAGCGCCCTTCGGGGAAAACGCTCATTGATAACCGTAGTTAGACCCGCAAGGGCAGGTAGATAGGTGACCACCTGAACGGAGCCGAAAGCGCCTCAAGACAACAAGGCGGACCGAGTAGGGTTGATCGCGATGATCCGAGAGGGGAGCCGGACCGAAAGGACGCAGGGACGAAACAGAGGCACCATGGACGGACGGTTACATGGTTGAGAGCCTTAGGGTTCGTTCTTCCTACGGTACGGCCGAGCAATTAAGTAGAGGGTCGTGGATGCCGGTGCACAGCATGCCAGCTTACCCCACCCCTTTCCACCGGAAAAGAAGCTCGACCGTACTGCAGGGCGAACGAGCCCTCCTACCAGACGGTAGGCACCAACACCTTGGAGGTACAGAGTTATGGCGAAGAAGAACGCGAAGAAGCAGGTTGAGGAGAAGGCCCCGGTCATCGAGCAGCCCACCACGGAGCAGGTCATGGAGACCACGGGAGAGCAGCCCGTGGCCGGGATCGTCGAAGTCAATCCGAAGCTTCAGCGCCTCGACGAGCTGAGGGCCCAGTATCTCGCCAAGGCGAAGGCGGCGCGGGATGCGAAGCGTCTCATCCAGAAAGCCCCCGAGCAGATCAAGAAGCTCGAGGCCAAACTGGAGCAGTCGGACTCCTCGATTGATGCCAAGATCAAGGAGTACGAGGAGAAGCTGAGCAAGGTCGGCACCGAACAGGCCGACCTGGAGCTGGCTGAGTCGTACAAGCTCCGGATCGACGAGCTGAAGGCGGAGATCGCCGCGAAGTCGGGCAGGAAGCTGACGAAGAGGGTCGGCGCCGCTCGCCAGAAGCCGCTCAAGCCTCGGCTCGTGGACATGACCTCGGCCAGAAAGGCCGCCTTCGTCCGTGCCGCAGTCAAGCGCGGGTTCAGCTTCATCAGCCCGAACCTCGGCGAAGGGCACGGCCTGACTCTCGAGATCGGCCTCGAAGGCTTCACCCTGAAGAAGGGCACCGAAGAGCTCACGTACGCCAAGTACGAGAAGGGCTGCATCGAGGTGCTCGACATCCACCTCGACGAGGCCAAGAAGGCGAGCAACGGCTGAGAGTAACCCAGGGGGGCGGGGCAACCCGCCCTCCGCAACCCCCTACAAGGAGAGGGAGCCATGACCACATCCGAACTGGTCGACAAAGGCTACAAGCTCGACAAGAGGATCAAGGAGCTGACAGCCGAGCTTGAGGCAATCAAGGAGACCCTTAAAGGTAGAGCCCTTGCTACTAAGAGCCGGGAGTTCTTGGGAGAGCAGGGCAAGGCGGTGGTGGGGGATAGGGCAACGACGACAATCAAGCCGGAGGTCCTCATCAGCTACCTGAAGGACAGCCACATGGAAGAGAGGCTGCCCGACCTGATCACCGTGAAGGTGGACGAGACAAGGAAGCAGCTCGGCGAGATGGTGATCGACGAGATCGCTATCAAGGGGGTGAGCCGCTTCAGCACAGTGAGGTTCGTTCCTCGCTGACCTGGCAGGTGGCCCTGCCATAGCGGGGCCATCTCCCAGGCCAGTGAGCCTGAGAAAGAGAGGACGGGAGCCATGAAGATGATGACAACCCTTAAGGACTCTCACGTTTATGAGTTGCGATACTACGAGGAGTCGCAGCGCATCAGCGTGACGAAGGACGGACGCCTGAAGTACTGGATGGTACCCGGGCGCAGGTTCGGCGGTCAGCTGTGGATATGCAACTGCCCGCAGTCGGTCTTCCGCAATGACTACTGCAAGCACATGGTGATGGCCCAGAACCTGATCCGCATGCCTTCCATCAGGGAGCCGTGGGCCGAAGCCGCCGAGCGGTACATCATGGAGATGGACCAGCACCTGCCGAACGCGAACGACGTAATCCGGAAGTACCGGAAGACACAACGCGTCAAGAGTGCACCCGTGTGCAGGAGCTAGAACGCCATAGCATCCCTCCCCTCTAGCCAGGGTGACTGTGAGCCGCCGAAGGCAAGACCAGCGCCCTGGCGCCGGGGGTGGACCGCAACGGCAGCGCAGCAAGAAGAGGAGGAGCCATGGACTACTTAGAGGACGGGACGAATTTTGACGGGATGGAGAAGCAGAGCCAGGAGGAGTATGACAAGCACTTCCGCCACAGGTCCGTTCCTTGCCCTGCCTGTAAGGGGTACGGCGGGTGGAACCTAAGGTTGGATGCCTACGGCAAGGGGCGCCACTTTCAGTGCGGCTGCTCCCAGTGCAATGGCTGGGGATACGTGGCCGAGGGATCCCCTGACCACCTGTGCCTTCATACCATGAAGGAGCTCTCATACGAGGAGGCCAGGAAGCGGGGGATCAACCACTATGGCCGGTGCTACCACGTGTATGAGTGCACCAAGGGGTGCGGCACTATCAGAGGGTATGACTCCTCTGACTGATTACTGCTTACTATGGAAGGGCGGTGCCGAGGGCCGGCTTGTGTAGAGCATCTGTATACAGGTATGGCCCCGGCACTGTGGGTAAGGAATTCTTACGAAAGCCTGTCAGGAGGGGAGTATATGGCTAAGGTACTTATGGGCATCATGACGATAGCGCTGGCCTCATGGCTGGCGGCCATTCTATGGGTGGATGATATGCGTATGTGGGCGGTCTTTGTTATAGTGACAGCTGCCCGCTGTACCTGCTATGATGTAACCTAAGTTCGTGGTTGTGGCTGGTACTAAAAGGTTGTGTTCCCCTGTAAGGGGCGGACAAGGTAATGATACCTGTTCCGAGCCGGCAGCGCTGGCTAGTCGGTTGGCCCAGCCTTTTGGTACCACACCTAACACTATGATAACCATAGGGAAAATTCGAAAATTGCACTGAGGTTTTCTAATCCCGGCGACCCAGAAATCTTATGGATCTTATCTTACAGGCTTTTTCTGATGAAAGTTCTACTTACAGGGACTCTATCGTCGGGCACAGCCGGATTCCGGGAATAGTCGAGTGTGCACTCAGGTGCAGATAGACCTGTGGATAACTCCTATGAGTACAGATTCAAGCCTCCAAATTCGCAGTTGACAAAAGTTTTTGGCTGTGGTACACTTGTCCTCAACAATGGTTAGGGAGCCAACCATGACCGCAAAACTCACCAAGAAGGATCTCGAACTCGCCTACTCTAAGGAGCATCTCTATCGGACCCTGAATACCAGACAATGGGCTTCTCTTGCGATCATTCTCGGCGTCCCGAATCCATGGCGTATGGAGCATAAGGTGAAACTCCTAGAAGACCTTTCGGACATGGCCAAGGAGAGAAGAGATGCTACAGGGGAAACAGAAAAAGGATGAGGACATCCAGGAACAGTCCGGGTTGGATATCGCCCGTCTTGAACTGAAGAGGGATTACGAGCGAAACTACGCAGACTGGCTCAATTCTACCTTCCGGTTTCTCTCTAGTGCTGGTATTCCTATCAACTCTGAGGACATTGACCACCTCTCCCTCATGTTTGAGGGCATGGTCGAGGCCTACCTCGGTCTCCGTCCGCCCGGAGAATTCCTCCGCTGGGTGATGCAGGACAGTCTGAAAGAGGCCTCAAAGCGTGCCTACGACACGAACCTGAAGTGCCTTATCGCGTATCCGTACTTCATCTATAACTACATTCCAGCCCTGCTGGTCAGACACTACAAGGACCGGTTTACGGGAGCCCAGTGACATGAAGTGTATTTGCGGAAAGAAATTCAAGACCGGAGCGAAGCTGGCCTAGCACAGAAAGATCTGTGCTGAGTTTCGGAAGCAAAGGCACTACATTGTCTTGACCCTGGAACAGGTCAAGAAGCGCTTCGACGAAGGAAGAGGCGGGAAATAGTCCGCGTAAGAGGGCGATGGCGCAAGGAGGAGAATATGAACAACCCCCTATCCTCTATACCATAGAGGAGGTGATGCGGGCCGAGGACGAAGAAAGGAGCATGTAAAATGCAGAAAGAAATTCTGGAGTCTATCAAAAAGCTCGTTCCTGGGGAGAACTTCTACGAGGGTATTGACATCGCGCTCGGTGTCGAGCATTTCAGCACCGAGATGACGGCCCGCATGATCCAGAAAGTACACGAAGGCTTCTCCGGGTGGAACAATGCGGAAGAGCCGGACGAAGATGTGATCTGGAGACTGCTTGGCAAGGCTGCTCTGGCTCAAGCCGGGCGGGCAACCGAAAAAGACCTCGTCGATATCGCAAATCTGGCGATGATCCTGTGGACGAGAAGGCGGGCCAGAGAATGAGCGACCATACATATACTTGCAAAAGGTGCGGCTCTTGGTGGTCGTGCGCTTGTGATGACGGTTCCCCTGACGACCTGTGCACAGATTGCCTGTTGCAACAGCAAAAGGACGACGAACTGAAAGGGGGCGACTTTAACTTGACGCTAGCAATAATAAAAGAAAGGGACGATGAGATTGCCCGCCTCAAGGCCGATTACGCTAT